TCTGGTAGTTGGTTGCCAACTAATCACCTCCCCCTACACGTCAATCCCGACCTGATGGACGTAGCTAATCGAGCCGTCTGGGTTGCGGTGCCAGTCAATCCACTGGGTGTGCGCACGGCCAGTGCAGTCGTAGTCGCTGTGGATACGGATGGCCATGTGCCCCTCGAACCACTCGTCGATGTCCTCGTCGGTCAGGTCGTCGGTCGTCTCTGCGAGGTCGTACCAGTCGGAGAACTCCTCGCCCATGACGAAGCCATAGAGCCTCCACCCCTCGCCGTCCTCATCTGCGCGGAACCGCTGCCAGCGCGTGCCCTCGCAAAGGCTGTGCGTCAGCTTGTCCCTTAGCGCGTACGTACCGTAGCTCTTGTACTGCCTCTTGAGCCACTTGTGGTACTCCCTGTCGTTCCCCCAAGCCTTCTTGAGGTCGTCGGCCCTCTTGAGTCCTTCCAGATAAATCATGTTGGTCATCGCGTGCTCCCTAGAACGTGGGTCAGCCTGTCCGACCCTCTAAATATAATATAGCACACTTTTGCTGTGCAGTCAATCGCGAATCCGAAAAAAATGACCCCGATTTCTCGGGGTCTGTTCGTGGTTTTGTCGATTAGGCGGTGAGTGCTGCGTACCGCATTCCCTGAACCGCAGTAGAGCCGAACTTGTCGCGAATCTCGTCCATGGTCAGCTCTCGGTGGGCCTTGCGCTTCCAGTCCTTGGGGGCCTTGTACCAACGCTTCTTCTTGGACGCCCAGCGCATGCCCATGCCCTTGAGTCCGTCCTTGTGCTCCTTGGTGTCGCCTCCGACCCACAGCCAGCTCCCGCAGACCTCAATCTCAAGCCCAGCCATGGTGACAAGCTTGCTGATGATGTCGGCGAACTCGTCGGTCACGTCGTCGGGCATGTCCTGCTTCCAGTCGGTGTAGGTGCCGCCGTCCTTGGACTCGTGGATGTTGTAGTTGTGGGCCTTGAGGTAGTCCCACTCCGCGTTGATTTGCTGCATGGCCTTGAGGTCGCCGTTCGGGCGGTCTGGATGCCAGCGCATGCACAGCTTGTAGTACTGCTTCTTCGCGTCCTCGATGGTCGTTGTGTGGTTGGCCTTGAAATACTTGAACTCCATGATGTGCTCCCTTCGGCTCGGGGACCCTGTGTCCCTTGCTCTTGATTATATTATAGCACATTAATTGTCGGCATGCAATCGCCAATACAAAAAAATTTAGGCCCCTTGTATATGCTTTCTGATTATCGCCTCGAACCTCGACCTGCTGTTCGCGACGGCATCGCGGAGGAACGGCCTCCCGTTCATCCTGCTTGTCCCCTCGTGAACGTAGATTGCATACTCGACGTTCGTGCCTATCACCACTGAGTCCTCGCCGCTCAATGCGTGCGTGATGCTGTTCCTGAGACGTCCAGTGTCTACTGGGCACCTTCTCTTTGCGGAGGCCTCGGCGACAAGGCCAATCTCCTCAAGCGCCGCAACGAGGCCGCTGTTGATAGCGTCGGCGATGACATGCGCGTTGTTCTCCTCGACTATGACCTGAACACGCTCGTCGCCAAGCACTGCGTCTACCGTCGACTGAGTGACGGTGGTGCCTCCGCCAATCCTCTTTCCGCTCTTGTCACGCTTGACTCTCGTCTTGTATGACTTTGTCTTCGAACGGTTAATCCTTGCCTGCATCCTGTCGGACAGTCGGTTGCCATCAGCCAGTCTTCATCTTCTCCTTCGCTATCGTCTCGACGGACTTCGGATTAGAGTGCTTCCACTGCTCGTAGGTCATTCCAGCTGGCAGGTCGCTCCAGCGGTCGTCAAGCGACTCCTCTCCGTCCTCTGGGAACCATGCCACAAGCGTGCATCGGCAGTTCCATATCATGTCGCCACGTGCGGTCGGGTCGGCTGGAAACCTTATGCTGTACTCACTCCCGTATCCGTGTGGGCAGAACCTCTTGCCAACTGGCACGTGCTGTCCGTCAAGAAGCCTGTGCGTCTCTCGCGTTCGCTCGTCGGTTGTCGCGAGCCATTCTTGCTCCAAGTCGATTCCTATGCTCTTGGCACGCCTGTAGCTGTCGGTGCGCCCAGCGTTCTCGGCGCTGGTCATGGCCGTTCTGGCTGCACGGACGGCCATTCCCATGTCCATGTTGAGCACGGCCTGTAGCCTCTTTGCCGTGTTCGGTATCGACTCTCCCTGAAGGATGCTCTGAGCTATCGAAGCGGTGAACTTCTGCCTGTTCCACGCGACGTGCTTCACTAGGTCTGGCCTCACGCGAACCGACTGTAGGAGCTTCTTGTCTGGAGGAACGGGACCGTACGGTATGACCTCGTGGATTATCTGGTCGTCGTCGGTCATCAGCATTATCCGCCTGATGGTGTCTTGGTCGTAGAGGTCGAACATGTGCGTCTTCCCGAAGTGCGACTCGATGCCATACGCCGCATAGTTGGCGTTCTCGGCGTAGACCCTCGGAAGCTCGTCGTTAATCATGTCGGATACAAGCCTGTTCACGTTCGCCGCGTCGGACGCCAGCGTGTTCGCCATGTCGACAAGGTACTCCTTGCGCATGGCCTGAGTCTCCAGCCAAGCCTCGTACTGCTTCTTGGTCACGTTGCCAGCTGCAAGCTCGGACTTCCAGTCGCTGTTGGCCCTGTCGAACTCCTCTAGGTACGCCTCAAGCTTCTCCCGCATCTCCTTGGCCGCCTGCTCGTACGCGCCCTTGAACTTGAGCGTCAGCCTGTCGATTTCACTGTCGGTGAACTCATGGGCTTGGTCCATGTCGTCTCCTTATAACAAGGTGCCACCGCATGGAGAGGAATGCGGTGGCCACTCGTCGGGTCAGCGGGCCGCGTGGGTCCCCGCTGTCGGCCCTCCCACTAGGCCCAACGGTTGCGACCCGCTGTCTCTGGAAGCCAAGTGGTGCGATGTACCTATTCTACTTCCTCTGGCGGTTCCTCGCCAACGGCCTGACCGCTCTGCGCGGCAGCCATGGCCTGCATCATGCCCATCTGCTCAATCTGCTCGTTCTCGCGTGCCTCGATGATGGCCTGATACTCCTCAGGCTCGACGTTGGGCAGCTTGCGGATGATGGTGCCAGCGTCAAGCCAGTTGGCTTCCTGCACAAGCATCTGGACCTGCTCCATCTGGTTGCTGATTCTCTTGGGCTTGAAGACGGGCATGTCGTCGATTCCCTGTAGCTCCAGCAGCTGCACGACTGCGTCACTGACCCAGTGCTCGAAGTCGGCAGCGTTCTCCTCCAGTGGCTGATACGCCGCATCTATGTGGTCGTTGGTGGCACCTGCCGCGATGGTGTGGACGTCAAGCGCTCCGAAGTCCTCGTATATCCGCGACTTCATGTCGTCTAGGAATATCTGACGCGCCTGATACGGTATGTCCTGCGTGTACGGGGTGACCTTTCCGCCACCGCCAGTGTCCATGCCGACCACGTGGTTGATTTTCAGGCGGTCAAGGAACTCCGCTAAGTCCGCCTCGTCCATGCCGCCGTAGTTCTCGACTATCCAGTAGATTTGCGCACAGTCGCTGAGGTCGTTGGCGAATCCGCTGAGAATGAGGTCGTACGCGTCGATGGCCTCCTTCATTCCAACCAGCGTGGACTGCTTGAGTCTGGAGCCGTACATCCTGACGACGGGGAGGCTCGGATAGTTCTCCTCGTCGACAACCGTCGCCTCGTCCTCCGAGTCGGTGTACTGGTAGGTGATTTTGTAGGCGCTCCTCGCCTTCGTCTCGCGAAAGTCCCCATTGACTGTCGAATACTGGGTGTAGCCGTCCTTCTCGTACAGGACGGCATTGAGCGGCTTGTCGACGTCAAGCTGCCAGAACCTTATGCCAGCCATGAGCGAACCAGTAACCTCGTCATCCAGCGGGACGAACTCAGTTGCCGTGAACTCGTAGACGCGCTCCGACGACCAGAACAGGTAGCTGCACCCGTGGATTAGCGAGTGGTAGGCAGCCTCTCGGATGGTGTGGTCGAAGTGCGGACCAAGCTTCTCCTTGGTCGTGTCCTTGGCCCCTTCGCGTGCCTCCGTCGGGTCGATGAAGCTGATGCCGTTTCCAAGCGAGTACATGCACCGCTGTGTGTTGAGACGCGAGAAAAGGTTCGACGCTATCCGATGGTTGCTTACGGTGAAGTCCTCGACCTGCTGACCAGCGGCGTTGAACAGCGTGCGTATCGTCTGTGCGACGGTCGGGTTCCGCTGGGCGTCGTACTCGTCTGCTAGACAAGCCGTCTGGTACAAGTCTGACATCTTGTAGGCTTGTATGGCCGACTCCACGAACTTCGTGACGTCGGTAGCCTCCAGAAAGTCTTGGAAGGTCGGAATCATGGACGTGCTCCATCCTGAGTATCGTGTCTATCACTAGGATTCTAGCAGTCACCAGCCGCCATTAAAAGAAATCCCCGCAGGACGCATCCCACGGGGATACCGCTCGACCGAAGCCTTCGCGGGCGATTGGTTGGTGGGCTGGAAGGAAC